CAGCCATATTTAACCTCTATCATTAACAGGTCCAATTGTACACTGAAAACCGCCTCCTGTTTCGGTGCTTGCAGCATTAGATACTAAAGGCACTGTTATTGAATTATATAAAGTTCTTGTAGCAGGTTGAGCTCCTGTAGTTTCTGTTGTTGCGATTGCCGTCGCTAAATAAGAACCAAATACTTTTGCTCCGTTTGCATGAGATCCAGCTATTGTATTTGATGGTGTTATTCCTCTAAAAGGTGCTGCTGTTCCACGTGTACAACCTGTTAAATTATTTCCAGCTTTACCTGCATATCTAACCGTTTCATTTTCAAAAGCGCCACTTGTAGCATTTATTTTTTCAATAACTATAAATCCTGACGTTGGAAAAGCAGTAGCATCATCTAAAACAATTGTATCAACAGTATCATTAATTGCACCATTTAATGTTGCAGATAATTCTAAAGTTGCAATAGCAACACCACCCACTATTGATTTAACCGCTCTAAATCTAACATGTGTTGTTCCTTCATTTATTTGATTTGATGGATACGAAACACTTAATGTTGGAGAACCAGCAGTTGTAGTAAAGGGATTGTTAGGTAAAATATCTTGCACTGGAAACTCAACTCTAGCAGGTCTAGCATTTTTTAAACCTTGTGGATCTGCCCCGATTGGATGTGGTTCTAATTGTGGTTGTTTTGGTTCAAATTCTGAAATATGTACTATCGCTCCAGTCCATTCTTTTACCATTTCTCTATATGGAAAAGCTGCACCAGATCTATCTGATATTGCTAATGCTCTGCTTCCTTTTGCAAATCTTGCCATTATACATTTGGATAATAGGTTTTCGGTGTAATAAACGTACTCGCCGCTGATCCATCCTCCGATAGTGCTCTTGCCAATTCATCTTCATATAGCAATTTCATTTCTTGTGTTCTTTGTGGTGCAAACTTCATAGATAAATAATATGCAAGTCCCGAAACCATACAAGGCACAAATCTAAAAGGTGTGTCACTTGCATTAGTATAAGCTCCTGCATCTTGAATTCTTCTAACATAATAAACGTTTATAAAGTTAGATGCAGCTGTTGCATTTGGTAATGGGTAAAGTGTTATTGTAACTTTATCTATAAATCTTTGTACCCAAAATTGTGAAGGTGTTCCAAGCGATGCTTTGTTTGCTGTTGCAGAATATGCATCTCTTGCAACCTTTGTTAAACCAATATCTGATTGATTTGTTGTATTGTAGTTTTGTCTAAAAGTAACATTTAAAATATCTGATATACCAAAAACATTTGCAGTTGGGACTGTTGTAGCTTGTGGTGGTTCATTACCTCCAGGTATATCACTTGCATTTCTATAAAAAGTGTATACTCCAGAACCTTCAGCAGTAGCATCTACATTTGTTGAAGAACCTACTACTAAATTAACATTTGTGTTTCCTACTTCCCAAAAATGAATTCCTCTATTACCCCATTCTTGAAAAAGAATATTTAAAGATCTTCTAGCAGTTTTAATTTGATAACCAGCTGTACCTACTAAACCAAGACGCTCGTATGCATCTGCAATAATTTCATCGATTGACAGGTCCTGATCAAAACTGTAGGCCTGTGAAGTAGTATTAGCCATTGCTACCTACCCGTCAAAATATACTGTTAAACTTACGAAACTGTTAGTTGGTAGATTTACAGATAAACCTTCATTAGCCAGTATTCCTCCATGCGCTGAAGCTGGATTAATTAAAGTTTGAGCTGCTACAGGATTTTGTACAGCAAATAATTGATTACCTTGTGACTGACCACCATTAAAAAACGCAGTGACCGTATTGGCTGTAGCTGCAGTCGTACCAAATAATTCTCTTAATCTAGTTCTACCAGCAAATATTGTTTGTTCAGATCCTCCGGATCCTGCTGCATTTCCTGCTCTAACTGCTGTAGTAGTTCCACCACTTACAGCTATTTGAGTTACTGTGTTAAATTTTAATGTGCTTGTAACTGTAGCTGCTCCATTAGGTCCGTTAAGAGCTTCTGAAGCACTTATACCTAAAGCGTTTGTTCCAGTGATTGTAAAAGTAACACCAGTTAAATTAGTTCCACCGTCTCCAGTTATCGTAACAAATAATCCTACTCCTGCTGGGGCAAAGCTTGATGCTGTTCCAGCTAAAGTTAAATCACCTGCTCCGCTTGGAGTTTGTGAAGCCGCTATAGAATCATTATCAGCACCTGTTGTATCAGGGACTAACGTTTTACTTTTAGGACTTACTATACTTGTTCCCATAATTTTTTCTCCTTAAATTTGTGTGGGCCGAAGCCCACACTAAATTAATTATTACGCTATTGTTGCAATAGGAGTTGATAAAGTCTCAGCTTTATAAGTTGAGTTAGTACCATCATCACTAATGCAAGTTAATCTTACTCTAGCATTTACCGCAGTTGAGTTAGGTAATGTTAAAGTATCACCTGCAACGTCACTTGACGGGTTAGCAGCTGTTCCACCCATAAGAGAAAGCGCACCAAAGAAATTTGATACACCTGCACCAGGTAAAACAAAAGTAACAGTTTTACCACCACCAACAGCAGTAGTTACAAAAAACTCGAAAACGTTTCCAACATTGTCTGTGCTTAGAGCAGGCATGTTGACAACAATGTCACCTGTTCCATCGACTTCAAAAATTGTTCCTGATTGAGCTGTAGTTAAAGTTGTTGTTACATCACTTCCAGTATTTAAAGTTGTGTTATCTACTGATTGTCTAAAGTTTGGTCTTGTATCGTAAGTTGCCTCAACTGTAAACGCTCCAGTAGTTGCATTTTTTGTTACTTGTTCAAAACCGTTTTCCGATCGGACTGGTCCTGAAAATGTAGTGTTTGCCATAATTATATCCTCCTAGTTTCTGAACATAGTCTCTAGGCCGTCGACTATACGCGTCTATGTTCTAATTAATTGTATAGTAATAAAACTATATACTAGTTTTAAATAGAGCGCAAGAGAGCCTGTAATGTGAATTGAATTTATTCAACGATGTAGCTTTTTACTAAGTAGCTACTGAAACTTGAGGAGCCGCAGCG